CTAGCTACGACCACGTCTTTTTCGCTCTCTATCGATATAGAACATTGATATATACATAGATTTACACCACAAAATTGGGAACCAATCCATGGGAAAACAAAAAAACAAACTAACTCCAAGACAACGAGAAGAGATTATTAAACTTCGGTTTGAGGATAAATTAACTTTGCGTGAGATAGCAAATAAATTTGGAGTGACGACCCCAAACATTTCGTATTATCTCAAACTCCACAAAGACAAACAAGCAAAGGAAGCAAAACGCCCAAAGCCCAAAACCTTGGAACAGCAATTGGACCCCATCCAATTTCGAATCGAGAAATTAAACGAGATAGCCCAAGACATTTCCATAGCCAGAGAAGAAAAAGTCATTCATTCTTTGCCCACGTACCACAAATTACACATCCAAGTACACAATGAATTACGGGAAATGGTTAGCGCCTCCAAAGACGTTTCCTCTTTGGATTCGGAATCTTTAAAACGGGAAATTGTTGAAACAATCTCAAACCTTCCTCCAATACTGAAAACACAAATCATGCGTGAATTGACAGAAGAGAACATCCCCAATGTCATCCGGTTGAACACCCAATGATTGGATTGTTACAAGCAGCACGCAATGCCAAAAAATTGGAATCCATGGCCAAAGAAAATCCTATGATGTTCTTCAGTCCATCCCCACCCCAAAGAAAGGTTTTGGAAACACCCCACAGTGAAAAGATTGTTTTGTTTAGAGCTGGCAACCAGCTGGGAAAAACTGTTTGTGGGGCCATGGAAATTTTGTATTATATGTTTGGGTATCACAAATATAAGAGCATACCCGGAAAAGTTCCCATCACGGTTTGGGTTATCGTTCATTCTTGGGAACAATCCAAGATAATACAATCCAAAGTTCATGCCTTGGTTCCACCAAACGAATACGCTGCCGATTCTCCAAGCTTTCAAGAAGGAAGGGGATACCGCGCCAAGAATCCATGGTTCAAATTAAAAAATGGTAGCATGCTATTCTTTAAAACAGCCAATCAAGGCACATTGGGAGCCAGTGCAGGCACAATCGATATGTGTTGGATAGATGAACCCTGCCCACAGCAATTGTTTGGGGAACTTGTCGCAAGATTATTCCGGAACAAAGGAAGGATGATAATGACCATGACCCCAATAGGTGGGGGGGACTTGTCTTGGTTGCGCAAATTAACAGAAACCAAACCTCCAAAGATTAAAGATATTCATGCCGCGGTTACTGTGGAGAATTGCACCCCAGAAAACTGTGATAGTCTCATGACACAGGACGATATCGATAAATTGTCAGACACATATTTGTCAATAGACCGCGCAGCGCGGTTAGAGGGTAGCTGGGATTTGGGGGCCCCAATGGATGGGCAAATATTCGAGCAGTTCGGGGAACAACACATATCAGATGCCCCATGTCCCAAGGCTGGGGATTATGTGTTCTCGATTGGAATAGACCATGGGCACAGTGTCGACTCTCAATGTGCTGTATTGGTTGCCATAGATAGAGCCCCAATTAGCCCAATGATATATGTTTTGGATGAGTATTTTGCCGCGGGTGGAAACGATGAACAGGGAACAGCCAATCGACACGCCCGCGCCATTGTTGCAATGATTCGGAGGAATGGACTGAATCCGCTACAAATCAATAGATGGACCGGAGATAGACCCCATGGAGGTGGAAAACATGGCGGTAGAATGTCCAATGCATTGTTGCGTTCAGCATTGGAACATGTTTTGGACTACCCAAGGAATCAAGCCCCGTTTCGAATACACACAGCCCACAAACCAAGATGGAGTGTATATTATGGGTGTCAGCTTATCCATGAAGCAATGGTTCAAGGACGTTTTCAGGTACATCCAAAATGCAAGCGCTTGATTCGTTCCTTCTCTCATTGGACATTAAAAAAATCGGGTGCTATGGACAGGTTATCTGAGTGGAAGCATATGATAGATGGGCTTAGATATGCTATAGTTCCCATAATCGATAGAAAATACAGTGCCCCCAATGTTTCAAAAATTCCCATCCGGAGAATGTAAATGTACGACATCCCCCCAATGCCAACGTTTCCAGATTCGGAAACCCAAATTAGAACAGAGACAAATGCCCTTAGACGCAGGATGTTAGAGGGAACTTGGGGTCCTGACTTGGAGCGGTATCTCCAAGCACAAATCGATTTATCAAGACGCGCCACATGGGGAACAATCGACCAGTCTTCTAATGTATTTGCCCATTCATGCAAAGCATTGGCGGTCTTGTATTCGGAAAAACCATTAATAGGTGTTCCCAAACAATACAGAAATGAAGCAGAGCCATATTTGAAAACAGATGGGGCCTTGGATAGGTCCAACTATTTCAGCATTATGCAATCAGTCCAATACAAAACCATTGGAATCCGTGAGATGTTTGTGAGGGTGGACATTTCCAATAGTGGCGAGCTCTTGTATCGTCCTGTCACACCCGATATGATTTATGCCAAATCCCCAGCTGGTGACCCACTCAAACCAAACTGTATCTATGAGTATAGATTGAGACAAAACGAGAAAACAGGGGACATGTTTTGGACAGCGGATATTTACGATATTAGAGACAAATCGTTCCCCAAATACCAAGTTCGTTTGGTGGATGCAGATGGGACATTGGGCGAGGATGTATCAGAGATGTTTTTGGGTGGGGATATGGATGGGCCTAACTATCCATATATTGATTCCAGGGGAATGGCTTATCTTCCTTGGGTTGTGTATCATGCTGATTTGACAGGGAAACTTTTTAATTCAAATGCCCTTAATTCTGTAGTGATGGGCTCATTACAGGCGTCAACATATTACTGTTTCCTTAAGCACCTTTTTCTGGACTCGGCATGGCCACAACGCTACACGGTTAATGCGGGTTTGGCTGGTTTAAACACGTACGGAACGGGACAAGCCGACCAAAGACAATCCATACCAGCCGACCCAGCATCGATATTGTGTTTTATGCCTGACCCAGATGTTCAATCCCAACCAATGTTGGGACAGTTTGAAGCAGGACTAAAGGACCCCAATCAAATGATAAGCGCAATAACAGTTTATGAAAGGCGTTTGGCATCTATGATGGGGATAGACGCGGCATCTGTAACAAAGATATCGAGTGACCCACGGAGCGGGTACTCTATTGCAATGTCACAGAGCGCAATGAGAGATACACAGCGTAGATTCTCAGAGACATTCCGATACTCTGATTCTTTAGCATTGACGATGGGAGCCAAAATATCAAACCGGTTTTTGGGAACCAAATATCCGGAGGATTCAATCTACAGTATCCAATATATTGCGGTCCCACTTAGCCCGGAGGAATTAAAGGCCCAGCGTGAAGACATCATCCAGAAGATGGAAAAGGGGCTTCTCTCCCATACAGAAGCAATAATGGAACTGTATGATTTGACAGAAGAAGAGGCCATCGAAAAACTTAGAACAATCAGAAAACAAAAAATAGAATTTGGAACCTAGGAGAACCACATGTCCAAAACAATAACCCATGAGGGAAAAGAGTATATTTTAAAATCAGAGGTGGATAACATTGTCACCACTCGAATATCAAAAATCAGTGAAAACCGAAGAACCACCCAAGCAGAATTGGATTCTCTGACACAAAAATATCAATCTATGGAGGAACAAATCAAGGGGGTGAACGCTCTACACAGCCAAATTGCAACACTCCAAGATGAGCTTTCCACGTCAAACCAAAGATATTCCCGACATAGCGCCATTGCGACCCATGGAATAACCAATCCCAAGGTTCGAGATTTGGTTGAGTGGGAATACAAAAACGCCATGGAAACACGAAACAAGAAAGACAAACAAACCATGGGGGAATGGTTGGATGGTTTCAAAGCAGAGGATGCAAAAATCCCCATGTTGTTACAACCCTATATTAAAAACAACGCTTCCCAACAACCCAACCCAACCACACACACCCCAACGACACAAGAACAGCTACAAAGCCTAAATACTCGACCAGTTCCCCAAACGAATGCCCATGTACAAAACACAAGTGATGTTTCCACAAGTGCTGATATGCTATCCAAGGGGGCCCAAGACTTTGATTATTATCTAAAAAATAGAAGCAAAATAAAAGAACTGTACTACAAAAGAAAGGGAAAACGGATTTGAAAATCACCAATGTGACAGCATATTTAATAGATGGTGAATTGTATTATCGAAGAGGGAAGCCCAATGGCAAAAAAAAAGAACAGCTACTCAACCAAATCCAAAAAGGCGAAAAGCCCCACAAATGGGGCTGTATCCAAGAAGATAAGAATATTAAAAAAAGAGGGTTATTCCCAAAAACAAGCGGTAGCGATAGCACTGCATTTAAAACGCAAAAAGAAAATATAGGAGATTTATTGTCATGGCTACAAACCTCAGAGCATTAAACAGAAAAAATGGTGGGGCCATTTACGCCCAAACCGGAGTTTCTACAAATTGGTTAGAAATTCAGCTTCCAAATTGGGCCAAATTGGTGACCATACAACCAACCAACCAGGCGATTTATTTTAGCTATGACGATACAGATGGGGCCGCGGTAGGTGTTCAGCGTTTCCCACAGGCTGTTGACAGTATTATCCAATACAACCCCATGCAAACCAGTGGCGACCGTTCGGTTTTTGTAGCCTCCCAAACTGGCACAGCTACGATTTATTTTATCTTTGAATAATATGCCCTAGGGACCACAATGGCAATTCCAATATACAATCCCAGCTCTGGGGTTACTCAAACTGTAACCGAATTCACAAATCAATCTAGTGTATCAATTTCGCATTCGTACAGCTACAAACCGCGCGTGATTATCGTCGATACGGAGGGGAATGTAATATTTGGAGACATCCTCTATTTGTCTCATTCGGTATCAATTACATTTGTGATAGCTATCTCAGGTACAGTGTATTTGTCTTAATATATAGGGGACAAATCAAAACCGGAGATATCATCCATGAATTTTTATAATCCCAGTGTAACGTTCAAAGGCGCTGTTGGTTGTGACAATGCACCCACAGACAATGCCCATCTAACCCGAAAACAAGATATTGCGGGTCTATCATACATCAAAGCAATTGCCGCAGATTCCAGTTCTATGCTGTCTGTAGTAAATGGCGAATTGAAAATAGATTCCCTTGCTATCACAGATGTACATGTTGATAATAGTCAAACCTCTTTGGCCAATTTCATTTCCAACGAATCGACCATAGCAGCATCTTTGAAAGAAGGCGACGTCCTAATATTAACCGCGGTTTCAGCTGGAACAGAGACATATATTGTCAGTGGTGCAGATGGGTCAAGTGCTTCGAACTATACACGGATTGAATCCAGTTTGACAGCCGCCGAAGTAGGGGCGATTCTCCAAGCCGGTGACGGTATCTCTATCAATGCTGCCACAGCTACAATCTCCGCAAATATCGCCGCGGGTACGGGTCTTTCTAGCAGTGTTGCAGGTGGTCAAATTACATTGGCTGTGAATGCAACCTCTGACCAAATTACAGAAGGAAGTTCTAATCTGTACTATACGAATGCACGTTCTCGAAGTGCTTTGAGTGTTGCCAGTGTTTCCAGTCCTGAAGTTCAACTCTTGACATACAACAACGGAACCGGAGCATTCAGTGTTCCATTGAGCAGTGTATTTTCGGAGTTTTCCGCGGGTACAGGTCTTGCTTATGCCGATGGTGTATATTCATTGAACGCCAACACTGACCAAGTGAGCGAGGGAAGTTCCAATCTTTATTTTTCTGATGCCAGAGCACGCGCGGCGCTTAGTGGTGGAACTGGTATTTCTTACACTTCCGGAACTGGAGCAATTGCCATAAACTTGGCAGGTGGAACTGGAATAAACATTTCCGGAAACACCATTGCATTCAATGGCACATCCGATGTAGTCAGTGAAGGAAGCTCAAATCTTTATTTCACCAATGCAAGAGCTCGGTCTGCTTTGGGCGTTGCTACAGTAGGCGGTGGAGATTCTCAAATACTCAGTTACAATAGTTCTACCGGAGAATACACACTTCCACAAAGCACGCTAAGAAGCCAATTCAGTGCAGGAACAGCCCTTGGATATAGCAATGGCCAATTCTCTTTCACAGGCTCCACAAGCGATGTCTCAGAGGGGACCAATCAATACTTCACACAGGCACGCTCTCGAAGTGCTTTAAGCGTTGCCAGTGTATCAAGTCCTGAGGT